ATAGCTAAAGGTAAGAATGAATACAGTACTAGTATTAAAACTAATTATAACAAAATAAAAAGAATATTAAAATGAAAGAAGTTAAGATTAAAGTAGTAGCAGATACTAAAGACGCTAACAAGAATATAAAAGATGTTGATAGTAGTATTAAGGATACCTCAGCATCTACTAATCAATTAACAGGTACACTAGATAAGATGTCAGGTGGAGCTGTGTCAGGGTTTAAAGCTTTTGCAGGTGGATTAAAGACTGTAGCTTTAGGATTTCGTACAGTAGGAGGAGCTATTGCAGCCAGTGGATTAGGTCTTTTAGTTATAACTATCTCAGCTTTAACTGCAGCCTTTAGAGGTTCAGAAGAAGGACAAAATAAATTCTCTAAGATAATGGGGGTTATAGGTGCTGTAACAGGTAACTTAATTGACTTACTTGCTGATCTAGGAGAGAAAATAATATCTGTATTTGAGAATCCTAAAGAAGCGCTAGAAGATTTCGGGACTCTTATAAAGAAGAACATACAGAACAGACTAGAGGGAATACTAGAGTTTATACCTGCGGTGGGTAAGGCTATAAGCCTTGCTCTTAAAGGAAAGTTCGGAGAGGCAGGAAAAGTAGCTTCTGATGCAATGGGAAAGGTTGCGTTAGGTGTAGATAATGTTACAGATAAGATTGGAGGAGCTATAGACGCATCTAAAGATTTTGTTAAACAGAATTTAGAAGAGGGTAAGGCTGCTGCTAAAGTTGCTGATATGAGAGCTAGAGCTGATAAAGTTGAAAGAGGATTATTAGTTAGAAGAGCTGAAGCAGAAAGAGAAGTAGCTAAGCTTAGACTTGTTGCTAAGGATATGGTTAATAAAACAGCTGAAGAGAGAAAGGCTGCTTTAGAAAAAGTACTAGAGATACAGGATTCATTAATAGGTAGTGAACAAGAAGTAGCTAACCTAAGGAGAGATGCTCAAACTATGGAAAATGGATTCGCACGTTCTACTAAAGAGAATCTAGAGGAAGAGGAAAGACTTAAAGCTGAGTCTATTGCTGTAGAAACTAGAAGACTTAATCAAAAGAGACAGATAGCTAGAGAGTTATCTGCTGCTGAGATGGAGTTAATAAGAAATAAGACTGCTGCTGAGAAAGAGGCCGCTGATAAAAAGAAAGTAATAGATGATGCAACTAAGGCTAGACTTAAATCTATATCTGATTTTAAGAAAGAACTTATAACTAAAGATGAGGATGCTGCTGCTAAGACTGAAGAGGAGAAGTTAGCTCTTGAAAGAAGTAGAGCTCAAGAGAAGTTAGATGCTTTTGTAGGTAGTGAGACTGAAAAAAAAGAGGCACAGTTAGCTCTTAATAAATTATATGATGATAAGGAATTAGAGTTGTCTAAGACTGCTGAACAAAAGAAGAGAGATGAGTTAAAAGCTTTAACAGATAAGTTTAAGGTAGAGGACTTAGAGAGTAAGTTAGCTGAACTAGAACTCAAGAAAGAAGAGGACTTAGCTGAGTTAGAAAGATTAGAGGGTACTGAAGAGCAGAAGTTAGCATTAATAAAGCATTATGCTGAACTATCAGGTAAGCTGGTTAAGGATGCGGACGATGATGCTACTAAAAAGAAGTTAGAGAATCAAGATGCTATATTCGCTAAGATTGCTTTTGGTATTAAGAGAACTCAAGACCTTAGTACAGCAGGTTTTCAATTAGCTGAAGCTTTAGGTAAGCAGGATGAGAAGAGTAAAGAGAAGAGAGCTAAGGCTGCATTTAATGTTAATAAGGCTTTGTCTTTAGCTACTGCTACAGTAGATGCTACTAAAGGTGTTCAGAAAGCATTTGCAGAGACTACAGATTTTACTCCTACTCAATCATTAAGAACTGCTAACGCTGTTATAGCAGGTATAGTTGGTGCTGGTAATATTGCTGCTATTGCTTCACAGAAGTTTGAAGGTGGAGGTAGTAGAGGATCATCTAATATACCTAGTCCTGCTGCTGAAACTAATCAAGCACCTGCATTTAATTTAGTTGAAGGGACTGAAAGTAGCTCTATTCAAAATAGTATAGAGAATCAAAGTAAGAGTCCTGTAAAAGCTTATGTAGTTAGTGGAGAAGTTTCTAGTCAAGCATCTTTAGATAGACAGATTCAAGATAGTACTTCAATATAAAAAATGTTACGTTAATTAGAGGTTATTAATTTGACCTCTTTTTAGCTAACTAGCTGAGGTCTTTTATTTTATATACGATTACTTAAAGTAAAGTTTAGACTAACAGGCGTAAGGATATAGCAATCAGCGTTTTAAGGAGGCTCTTTTTAACTAATTTAGAGAATTCATTTGTGTTGATTTTGTCCTCTGACTCGACCTAGAGGAGCTAATCCACACGGTTTCATCGCTGTAACTTTCTAAGTGTTAGAGTCTTAACCTTTTTAGTGCTTAGTATATATATATAAGAGAAGAAAAAAATATTAATAGAATTTAAATATTAAAAATTAACTGTTACAAAAATACATAAAAATAGGATTATAATATATGAAAACATTCGAAGGAAAATTCAATAAAAACAGTAAAGGAGTATTCGCAATTAGTTTGGTTAACCAACCTGCTACCGAAGAGACATTTATTGCTATGTCAAAACAAGAGAAGGTTATTACATTATCTAAAGTAGATGGAGAACAAAGGATCTTAATGGGACTTGTACTTCAACCTAATCAAATGATTCCTAGAATAGATGAGAAAGGTGATGAGTATCAAATGTATTTCTCAGCAGAAACTATCAAAGAGTACTCAGAGAACTTCTTTAAAAGTGGATTCCAATTAAACTCTAAGCTTGAACATGAGACTCCTATCGAAGGTGTAACATTTGTAGAGAGTTGGATAGTTGAGAATCCTAAAGTAGATAAGTCTTATAACTTTGGTATGGAATATCCTAAAGGATCATGGATTGCTACTATGAAAGTAGATAATGATGATATATGGAATAACTATGTTAAGACTGGAGAGTTACAAGGTTTTTCTATTGATGCTATGGTAGAGTTAGAAGAGGTAAAAGAGAATGAGTTTAATTTTAAATCTAATATAAATATGAGTGAAAAAAACAAAAGTATCCTTACTAAGATTAAGGAGCTTGTTATGAGTACTGAAGTAGTTGATGCTGAGGTTGTTGTTGCAACACCTGAGGAGACTGTTACTTTTGGTTCTGTTAAGTCTGATGACTTGGATATCCAATTCGAAGGTGAGACATTAGAAGTAGGTTCTAGTGTATATCTTATGGATGGTGATGAGAAAGTAGCATTAGCTGACGGAAACTACGTACTTGAATCAGGTGAAACCTTAGTTGTTAAAGAAGGTGTAGCAGAGGCGTTAGACGCTAAAGCTGAAGAAGAGTCTCCTGAGCCTGAAGCAGTTGAAGAAAAAGAACTTGCTGAAGAGGATGAAGAGAAAAAAGAAGATGAGGAAGTTAAAGAAGAAGAAGAAGAAGTTAAAGAATTAGAAGAAGAGGTTGCTCCTGAAGAAGCTCCTGCTGCTATGACTGAAGAGGATGTTCGACGCATCGTTGAAGAGATGGTTATGGGATTCAAATCTGAAGTAGAGGCTTTACGTTCTGAGAACACTGAGCTTGCTGCTCAAGTAGTAACTTTATCTAAGACTCCTGTAGCTGATGCAATATCATCTACTCCAACCCAAATGAGTGCTCATAGTAATGTCTTAGACATGATTAAGAGACGTAAATAAGTATTTTAATTAATTAATATAAATCAATAAATTTTAAATTATGGCTATAACTAGCAATTTTGTAGGGATTCCTGCAGTAGACATCACGCTTCAAGCGATTAAAGAAGAAGACACTTTAAGACTTGGACTGATAAACGTAGTACCTAACGTAGGGTACAAATTAAACTTAAGAAACTTAGATGTTACTTTAGGAGTAGTAGATTACTCTTGTGGTACAACTCCTGCTACTGATGCAGTAGAATACGGAGAGAAAGTTTTAACTCTTAAGAAATTCAAGAACGAATTTGAAATCTGTAAAGAAGACTTCCGTCCAACATGGTCAGGAGATTCTATGGGTGCATCTGCACACAACGATCAAGATCCTAAAGAGATTACTGATGCTATCATCGCTGATACTGCAGGTAAATTAGGTGAGTGGTTCGAAAATCAAATTTGGAATGGTGCTGGAACTTCTAACGAAATGGAAGGACTTATCCCTCAGTTTGCTGCTGATTCTGATGTAATCAAAGCTAACAATGGTATTACTGCTTTAGGTGCTGCTATCGACAAGTCTAACGTAATGGATGCTTTTGATACTGTAACTTCTGCTTTACCTTATTCATTAAGAAGAAAAGATGTTAACTTTATTGTATCTCCTGACGTTGCTGATGCTTACGCTAAGAAACTTATCGAGAGTGGTTCTGCTAACGGTTTAGGTGGAGACGCTAACACTGCTATGGTATATGGACGTTATAAAGTTCAGACTGTAAACGGTTTACCTGATAACACTATCGTAATTTTCGAGAAGAAAAACATTACATTTGGTACTGGATTGGCTGATGACGCTACATCTATTCGTACTAAAGATATGGATGAGGTTGACATGAGTGGAAACATCTTATACAAGTCTGTATTTGGTGGAGCTGTAGGATATTCTTACGGTAATGAAATCGTATGGTTCTTAAGTACTCAAGCTTAATCTACACAAATTAAACGATATGATGAAGGGGTTTAATTACTCCTTCTGATTATCTAATTATTAATCTTTAAATATAAAAACGTATGCCTTGCTTAATTTCAAATGGACGTGTTAGAGCGTGTAAGGACTCCTTAGGAGGTCAAAGTACTTTATATCTATATAACAGTTTAGAAGATGCTTTTACTGTCGCTGATGGTGAAGCTACAGCTATGAACTCTTCTTTAACTGAAGCCTTTAAATTTGAACTCGAAGGAGATGGAAACACTCTAGAGGAATCAATGGTAGGTGATAGACAAACAGGTACACGAGTTAATACTCAAACTCTAACTATTAATCTTAAGAAGATGGATGCTGCTACGAGTGCAGAATTCAATTTACTAGTTGCAGGATATCCTCAAGCTGTTGTAGTTGACCGTAATGGTAATCACATCGCTTTAGGTCTTGATGATGGTATTGATTTCACTGTAGTTGCTCAAAGTGGTGGAGCAAAAAGTGATATGAACGGTTATGTACTTACAGGTGTTTCTACTTGTAAAGACTTAGCACCTCATTTAGATGCTTCAACTATATCTGCTTTTGAAGCTGTAGTATCTTAATTAACTTTTTAGTTAAAAGAATTTAAACCCTCTTGATTAATTTCTTGAGGGTTTCTTTTTTTTATTATTATTTATTTGTTACTAAAATAACAGATAAAAGGATTATATTATATACAAAAGAATTATAAATGATAGTTAATACAGACAATACAACTCACGAAATAAAGGTTACCCCTAGATTTTTCCCTTGCACTACTATTGAAATGCATATAAAGGATTCATTTAGAGATGTAGTAACTGTAGTTAGTTGTGATTATAGAGAGTATAACAATTTATTATACGTAACTTTTGATCATTCATTTAATGATGAGAGTAACTATCAGATTAAAATAACAAATTCAGAGTCGGAAATAGTTTTTAGAGGGGAGATATTATCTACAACTCAAGATACACAAGATTATTCTTTGACACATAATAAATATAAATGGAATTAATATGAGTGAAATTAAATTAATAAACCTATCGTCTTACGTTCGACCTGAAATAGTTGAGCAGCAGTCTAAAGGCTATGTAATGAATGGTAGAGATAATAGCTTTTACAAGTATATTATTGATCGTAATAATGGATCGTCTACTAACAATTCTATTAACCAGTCTTATTCAACTTTAATTTATGGTAGAGGATTAAGTACTGATAGTGGTAGACATGGTGCTGAGGTTTGGGCAAAGTTACAGACTATAATCAGACCTAAAGAGTTGCGTAAAATGGTTACTGACTTTCAAGTGTTTGGAGAGTTTTCATTTCAAGTTATAGAGAATAGAGGTGGGGAATTAGATTCTATTATACATCTACCTAAACAAATGGTTATACCTTCTATAGCTAATGAGAATAATGAGATAGAATTTTATTACTATTCTAAAGACTGGACTAACATAAGAAAGAGAGGTAATGAGCCTACTATGTTACCATCATTTGATTCAGGTAAAGGTAATTCTATTTATGTAGCTAAGCCTTATCGTGTTGGTTGTGAGTACTTTGGAGCTCCTGATTATGTAGCCGGCCTTCAGTTCATGGAGATGGAAGAGGAGATATCCAATCTATGTATTAGCTCTATTAAGAACGGACTTAGTGCTGGTTATATTATTAATATTCCTGATGGAATAAACTATACTGCTGAAGAGAAAATAGAATTTGAAAGACAGGTTAAGAAAAAATTAACACAGTCATCTAATGCATCTAACTTTATTATATCTTTTAATGGTAGTGAAGTAGCTATTGATATTACTCCTTTCCCTGTTAATGATAATATACATAAACAATGGAGTTACTTAACTGAAGAGGCTAAGAAACAAATAATGACATCTCATAGAGTTATTAGTCCTTCTTTAGTTGGACTTGATTCAGCTACAGGATTTAGTTCTCAAGCTGATATGATTGATGAGAGTGAGAAGCAATTAATGAAGAGAGTTATAGCACCTAAGCAGAACTTTATTTTAGAGACGTTAGAGGAGGTTTTAACTCAATATGATATGAATATATCTTTAATCTTTAAACCTCTTACACAGGAGCTAGAAATGCCTGAGGAAGAGCCTCAAGAGTTAAGTAAAATATCTGAGGTTTGTTGTTCTTCTGAGAACGATGATGAGAGTGAGATGATATCTATGATTAATAGACTTGCTTTAGATCCTCCTTCTGAGTATGAGTTAACTGACGGGACTGAGTATGATTCAATTCAATTGTCTGCTAATCAAACCTCTGAACAAGATACTAAGTTATGGAAGACTAGGTATGCATTTACTGTAGGTACTTCTAAGAATCCTAAAGGAGGCTCTAGAACTTTCTGTACTGAGATGTTAGCTAAGTCGGCATCAGGTAAAGTATTCAGAAAAGAGGATATAGATTTAATGAGTTCTCAAGGAATTAATGGAAAGTTTGCTAAGAGTGGATCTAGCTCATACGACATCTTTAAATACGGTGGAGGCGTTAACTGTCATCATAGATTTGAAAGAAGAGTATATAAAAAGAAACTCAATAAAGATGGTACTCCTAAGAAAGGTGGAGCTATGGCATCTACAGTAGAGAAGAATGTTAATCAGGCAACTAGAGAAGGATATAAAGCTCCTAAGAATCATAAAGATGTTTCTATTGCTGAAATAGATAAGCCTAATAAAGGAAGTCTAAAAAATAAAAAATAAATATTATGGAATTTTTATTCGTAAGTCCTAGTGAAATAAAATCTACTACAGTTATAGGAGGTAATGTGGATGTAGATAAGTTTGTCTTTGTAATAGCTGACGTTCAAAATACAACTATCTTACCTTTACTAGGTCAAGAGTTATATGAGAAAGTATTAGCTGAAGCTGAATCAAATACACTAACTGGAGATTACTTAGAGCTTTACACTAAGTTTGTACAACCTATAACTAAGTATCAAACTGTAGCTAACTACGTATTAATATCTAACTATATGGTAGATAATGGAGGTACATCAGTACACCAATCTAATACTAAAGAGGCTGTAGATAGTAATGGATTATCTAAACTAGCTAATACTTATGCTGGTATGGCTGACACATTTATTGATAGATTTCAAGAGTGGATATGTAATCATAGTCTACCTGAGTATAAAACTTATCAGGAGGGTGTAGATGCATCTAAACATGTATCTAATAGAGGGGGTTGGTTCTTTGGAGAACCTTCTAATACTATAAGAGAAAGAGAAGTACAAGAAGATGAATTAATAAATTATAGGAAATGGCACTAGGAGATCAAGATATTACTACTAGTTTAGACAAGCCTTGTAAAGAGAATCAAGGGGGTATAGAGACACTTTACATCTTTCCTTATACAAAGTATTCAAGAGCTCAAATAAGTCTATTAGATGAGACCTTAGTAGACTTTCCTGATACTGATGTATT